GATACAACTGGTCGCCCAATTTACAACGCTGCTAATCCAATGAACAATGCAGGAGCTGCACAACCAACATCACTACGTGGTAACGTATTAGGTCTAGATCTATACGTAGATCCAAACGCAGTGTCAACAACTATCGATGAGTCTGCATTTATTGTAGTTCCATCTTCAGTATCAATTTACGAGTCACCAATTCTAAGACTATCTGTAAATCAGCCAGCAACTGGCGAGATCGAAACAGCACTATATGGCTACATGGCCGTTGGTGTATTAGTCGCTGGTGGCGTTCGCCGCTTCAACCTAAGCTAATAACTTAGTAATTTAATAATCCCTAGGGTTTAGTAGCCCTAGCCCTAGGGAGCTTTTTAGAGAGGACACTATGGCCGCTGCGATGGTAACAATGGCAGAGTTACGCAGTAATTTAGGTATTGGCACTTTATACAGTGACGCTACAGTGGAAGAGTGCTGCCAATCGGCAGAAGATTTAATACAGGGTTATTTATGGCATAACGATGCCCCAGTAGTAGCTTCATCTATTAGCAATAACGTAGCAACTTTAGTATTATCAAATCCTGGCATATTTACTACAGGTCAATCAATAACAGTGTCTAATTGTGGTGCAACGTATAACGGCACATACACATTAACAGGATCATTTCCAGGTACTACAGTGCCCGCTTCAATCGGCACAATGTTTTGGAGTACATACGCACTTAGTTCATACCCTAACGGCTACAGCTTTATTCAATACGCAAAGACAGCTGCGGATGATAACTTCCATTTCGTTAAACCATACGGCCGAGCCCTTGGCCCAGAGCATAAAGCACAGGCTTACACTGCGACCCCTGCCATAAGAGAGGCTGCGATGATCGTAGCTGTAGACATCTGGCAAGCACGTCAAGTTAGCCAGACTGGTGGGGTAGGTATGGATGGGGTATCTGCAAGTCCTTACAGGATGGGGTACCAACTGATAAATAGGATCAGAGGCCTCATCCAGCCGTATTCTAATCCTAATTCACTGGTCGGCTAATGCCAGCAGCAATAACCACATTACGTGGCACATTAGCAACAGACCTAGCCAATGCAGGCGTGTGGTCTACCTTTGCTTACCCGCCAGCAACATTATTAGCAAACAGCGTAGTAATTACGCCTAGTGATCCTTACATCGTTCCATCTAATAATGACTACACAAGTATTGCACCTTTAGCAAATTTTAAGATTTTAATAACAGCACCTGCATTTGACAATCAAGGCAACTTAGCAGGCATAGAAGATTTTATTGTGGCAGTAGTAACTAAACTGAACGCATCATCTTTGGTGCTAAACATATCAAGTGTCTCCGCTCCAGCTATAACCAATGCAGCTAGTGGAGATTTATTAACGTCAGAAATAACAGTATCAATCCTAACGAGCTGGAGCTAAAATGAGTCTAACACCAGAAGATTTAGCCTTCTTGAAGAAGATAGGTCAGATCGAAGAAGCACCAAAACCTGCACAAACTAAAGAGAAGGATAAGGAGTAATAATGGCAATTTTCTTAAACAACACAGCTGTAGTAACTTTTAACAGCGTTGATCTATCAGCGTATGTAACAGCTGTAACTATTAACCAAGCATTTGACGAGCTAGAAGTCACCGCTATGGGCGATACTGCACACAAGTTTACTAAAGGACTAGAGGCATCAACAATTACTCTAGATTTCCTTAACGACAATGCTGCAGCAACTGTAATTCCAACACTACGTGCTGCCTACGGTACTACTGTACCTGTGACAATAAAACAATCAAGTGGTGCGACATCTGCTACTAACCCGCTTTACAGCACTACAGTTTTAGTGAATAATCTACAAAACATCAACGGTGCTGTTGGCGATATCTCATCACAAAGCATCACATTTACCTGCAACAGCGTAATATCTGTAGCAGTAGCATAAGGAGCAATAATGGCAAAGCTAAAGATAACAAGGGCTAATGGTGAAGTATCTGAGCATAAGATAACACCAGGTGTCGAGTACGCTTTCGAGTTAAAGTACGGCGCAGGAATTAGTAAAGTCCTACGTGACCACGAACGGCAGACTGAGATTTACTTCTTAGCGCATGAGTGTTTACGTAGGGCTAACATAACTGTACCTGTGTTTGGTATTGAGTTTATTGACAGCTTAGAAACTGTCGAGGTATTAGACGAAGAAAAAAAATAGTCCAGCGTGATTCCACGCTCTACGCTATTGCAAGTCTTAGCGTTGAACTTGGAATTGCGCCTAATGAGTTTATAAATATGGACTCAGAGATGTTACGGGCTATTGTGCAGGTCTTACAAGATAGAGCCAAGGAGATCAAAAATGCCAGTCGAGGTCGTAGGCGTTAAAGATGTCATAAATGGTTTAAGTTTTATTGATGAAGACCTGAGAATAAGAGTTAGCAGTGCAATAGACCCGTTGATGAGGCAGGTTGCAGATAAAGCTAGGAGTTATGTGCCATCAAATAGCCAGGTGCTATCAGGATGGTCTAAACCATTATCTTCTAATGTTGATAAACCATTTCCCAAGTTTGATAGTGGCGTGGCTAAAGCAGGTATTGGTTATAATCCTGGCAAAAATAAAGTTTTAAAAAATGGCTGGCAAGTAAGCCAATATGTTTACAACGTTAGCAGGGGCGGCTCTATTTATGAAACCGCAGGTAGATTAAACCCACAAGGCCGAGCACCATTCACATTTAAGCATGAGGGTAGTGGCACGTATGTAAGAAAATCTGCTAAAAGCAAAGCATTAGAGGATTATGAATCTAACAATCCATTTGCTAGCCAACAATTTATTGCACAATTAGAGCCAGTTACAAAGCCCAAAAGAGTACCTGGGCAACTTGGCCGTGGTGGAAGAAAAATGCAGGGTCGTTTAGTTTACAAGGCTTGGGCCGAAGATAGCATTAAAGTTTATGAAGCTATATTAAAGGCAATAGACAATACAGCCGTGGAGTTCACACGCAAAACAGCAATTAAAAAGGCTGCGTAATGGCCAATATATTTGTTGCAGCGGCGGCCACCTGGAACGGCAAGGCTCTTAAAAAAGGTCAGAAAGATATATCTGCTTTTGATAAACAAACACAAAAACTAGGCAGGACTTTTAGTCGTGTTTTTGCTACCACAACATTAGTTGCATTTAGTAAGAAGGCTATAAACGCGTTTGCAGCTGATGAGAAGGCCGCTAAATCACTTGCAGTACAGCTAGAAAACACGGGCAACGCATTTAGGGTTAATGAAGTAGAGTCCTATATTGCAGGTTTGCAAAGTTTATATGGCGTATTAGACGATCAGTTACGCCCAGCATTTCAGACTTTATTAAACGCTACTGGATCAGTAACTCTAAGTCAGCAAGCATTAGAGACCGCACTAAACGTAAGTGCAGGCACAGGTAAAGATTTAGCCACAGTTGTAGCAGCTATAGCCAAAGGCGCATCTGGTACTACCACATCTATAGCAAGACTAGGCACAGGGTTAGATAAAGCAACAATAGCCACTGGCGATATGAATAAAATTATGGCTGCCCTTGATGCCAAGTTTGCTGGACAAGCACAAGCAAGATTATCTACCTATGCAGGCAAAATGGATTTATTAAAAGTAGCTGCTGCAGATGCCACAGAAATTATTGGCAAAGGGTTAATAGATGCTATAAGTGCTATAGGTAAAGACAATTCAATAGATCAAGCTGCTGATTCTATGAATAATTTTGCAGTCGCTATTGCCAATACTACTAAAGGTATGGGCGAGTTAATTGGTCAAGTTAAAAGAATAGTAGATACCGATGTAGGCAAGTTTTTATTAGGGTTAACCGCTTTACTTACATTAGGTAAAAAACAATTAGTATTAGGTGCTGCAGGTTTAATTGCTTATGATATTGGTAAAAGTCAGAAATCTTCTGCAAGCACTATGGGTGGATACTCAGGCATACCTTTACAAAAAGCCGAAAACAAAGCTATCAAAGATGCAGTAACTTATCGCAAGCAAGAAAATGCTTTACTAAAGGCTAAGACTGCTGTAGATCAATTACGAGATAAGTTTGACTTAGAGCGCATAGGACTAGCCGCTGCACTTAACGCTGCAACCGATGAAGAGACTAAATTACGCATTAAGGCTCAGATAGCAATATTAGATAATAACGAAGCTTTGGCTAAGAAGTTATTAGCAGAGATGGAAGCGGCAGAAGCTGCTAAAAAGTTGGCTGCTGCTTTAGGCACAGTTGGCGATGCTACTATTGAATACTTTAAGAAACTAGCAGAGTCATTAGTCGGCACGATGGCTTACTTTAATATGAGTATGCAACAGATATTAGCCGAAAGATTAAAAGAATCTGGTAAAACTTCTCTAGGTGGGGGCATGACTGGTGGTGGATTTACACCTTTAACAGCTGGATACTTCCAAAATTTAGGCAGTCAGTTACAAGGATCATCCGCTTATGCTGGCATGAGTGCTGGCGAAATATCATTAGAAAGAGCTAGAGAGTCTGGTAATAGATCTTTAGATGTTAATTTAGTAGTTAGTGCGCCATCGGGTAATGCCTTTGCACAATTAGTAGCTGAAAGCATACAGGTGGCTGGGCGTGATGGATATAGCACTGCACCCAATGGCGGATTACCTTAATGGCAATACCAGTAATAAATGCAGTAATTAACTTTAGCACTGGCCCTAGTTTTGCTCAGGCTATGATATTAGATACAGGAATATTAGGCACTAACATATTAGGCGACAGCGCATCTGTAATTGTAGATGTGTCAAATCAAATTAACCGCATAGAGACTAACCGAGGCCGTACTGCACTATCTGATCAATTTCAGACAGGTGCACTTACTTTACGCATAGTGGATCAGAATGGCGATTTCAATCCACAAAATGTAAGTGGCCCATATTATGAATTACTAACACCTATGAAAAAAGTGCAGATTACTGCAACCTATGGCAGCGTTACTTATCCTATATTCTCAGGATTCATTACAAGTTATGTGACTACATACCCAGGTGAATCTGATGACACTGTAGCCATAACAACGATACAAGCTGTAGATGCATTTAGATTAGCGCAGTTAGCACAGATTAGCACGGTGACGGGCGCAACTGCAGGCGATTTAGCAGGCACACGTATTAACGAGATATTAGATGAAATTGACTGGCCAGCAACTATGCGTGATGTAGATGCAGGACTCACTACTATGCAAGCAGACCCAGGCACTAACCGCACAGCACTGCAAGCTTTAACTACTGTGGCCACGTCCGAGTATGGTGCTTTATATGTAGATGCATCTGGGTCGTTTGTATTTCAAGACAGAGCTGTAACCGCTGGATCTATTGGTGGCACACCTACAGTCTTTGCAGATAATGGCACAGGTATTGTTTACTTTGATGCAGCATGGATTTTGAATGATGTATTGATATTTAACAAAGCCACTATTACTAGAGCATCTGGTAGCCCACAGGTAGCATTAAATCAAGCGAGTATAGACAAGTATTTTTTACATAGTTACTTTCAAGACAACCTACTTATGCAAAGTGATGCAGTTGCGCTTGACTATGCACAGGCTTATGTTGCCAGTAGAGCTGAGACAAGTATTCGAGTGGATTCCGTAGTACTAGACCTATACACCGCTAATTACAATACAGGCATCATCGCAGCCCTGGATTTAGATTTCTTTGATCCTATAAAGGTAATTACTACCCAGCCAGGTGGATCTACCCTAGAAAAGACCCTACAGATTTTTGGTGTAAGAATGAACATAACACCGAATAGTTGGAAAACCACGTTCACGACACTAGAGCCTATATTAGATGCCTTTATCCTAAATGATACGATTTATGGCACTTTAGACTATAATGTCCTAAGTTACTAGGGAGTACAAATGGCAGCAGGATTAGGTTTTAAGGACTTTGTTACAGGCGAGGTATTAACCGCAGCCGATGTAGATGGCTATTTAATGCAAGGTGTCTGGGTATTTGCCAGTGCCGCTGCTAGAGATGCAGCTGTAACATCACCACAAGAGGGTAACTTTGCTTATCTTAAAGATACAAATGTAACAACATATTACACCGGCAGTGCTTGGGCTAATTTAGATACAACTGGCATGACTAACCCAATGACCACTACTGGCGACACAATTTATTCTTCTAGCGGATCTACACCAGCAAGATTAGGAATTGGTAGTAATGGTCAGGTTTTAACCGTATCAGGTGGAATACCATCTTGGGCAACTGCTGCAAGTGGTGGTGGCATGACTTTAATTTCCGAAACAGTTGCAAGTGCTAATTCGAGCATTTCACTATCATCAATTTCAGGATCTTACAAACAGTTAATTTTGGCTTGGTCTGGAATTGTACATTCTACAACAGGTAGCGATTTTGCTATAAGATTTAACAATAGCAGCACTGCCGATACTTACTTAGCGCAAGGTTTTAAAGGTGCAACTTCAACTTTCCATGGTGGTGGAACAAGTAAATCATATCTTGGTACAGATGATAGCTCAATTCAAATATATTCTTTTGGAACGTCTGCATCTTTAAGTTTGGAACAAACAGCAAGCAATGGATATTTAGTAATAGATAACTACGCTTCAACAACTAAAAAGAAACAAATTAACGGCATGTATTCATATTATGATAATTCTGCTTCTCGCTATTTAGAAGCGAATTGCTGGCATATGTGGAAAGATACCGCAGCACTTACATCTATAGACATAGTTAGATTATCAGGAACTGCAACAATTTCTAATATAACAGATACATCAATTAGATTATATGGGGTGTCATAATGAGTAAACTTATTGTAAATGTTGAGAATGGCGAAACAGTAGAACGTGATTTAAACGCTAAAGAATTAGCGCAACAGGCTACCGATGAAGCTAACATTGCAGCAGAAAAAGCAATTCATCAAGCAGAAGCCGATGCAAAGGCAACTGCCAAAGCTGCACTATTAGACAGACTTGGCATTACAGCTGAGGAAGCCGTTTTACTTCTTTCATAATGAAGCCATGGCTATGTGCAGCTGGTACACAGTTAAGAGATCAGATTGATACCTGGTACCCAGATCGTCGCTCTACCTCTGATGGGTGGGTGGGTGATGCTCGTCATTCCGCCACAAAATCGGATCATAATCCAGATGCAACTGGGTGTGTACGAGCCATTGATGTTGATTCTCGCTTGGATTCATCCGAAGGGATCTCAGTATATTTGGCTGACCAGATCAGAAAGTGTGCGAAAGCCGATAAGCGCATATCTTACGTAATTCATAATGGCATGATTGCTAGCAAAATACTTAATTACAAGTGGCGCAAGTACAGAGGTTTTAACAAGCATACAAAGCACATACATATCAGCTTTACGAAGTTAGGCGATAAAGATAGCAAGCCGTTTGATATACCACTACTAGGGGGTAACTTATGAAGATCAGTGAAAAGCAGAAAGCAATACTTAAATCATACTTTAGGGGTGTGCTTGTATCATTCTTAACATTCTTAGCAAGTAATGAGTTAGGACTAGATCCAATTATATCAGTAGTAGTGGCCGCACTTGCAGGCCCAGCAGCTAGGGCTTTAGATAAATCCGATGATGCTTATGGCCTCGGTGCAGATGAAGCATGACACCGGGCGAGTGGGTCGCATTAGCCGTTGGCGTATGCGCAATATGTACAAGTTTATTAGTGGCTCTACGTTGGGTTATTAAATCTTACTTAGCAGAACTTAAACCTAATAGTGGGTCAAGTTTGTACGATGCCATTTCTCGCATTGACGAAAAAAGCACTAGACTTGAAGAGCGTGTCGATGATCTTTATTCTTTAATAGTTAAGCGACAATTATAGTATGGCTGATACAAGACGGAAGCGTAAGAAGATAAATAAGCGCATTGTGCGTAAATCACCTGAGCCATTATCTAAACTAGATCAACATTATATTGCTATGAATGAGATCTACAAAGCTGCACGTAAGGCTGGCTTTAATGAGAGCTGTGCATTGTACTTTGTATCAGATAGGGCAACTATGCCTGACTGGGTAATAGGTAATGGCGGCATAATACCTACTATTGATCCTACAGAAGAGGATGAAGATTAAGCGTTGGCTAGTAATATCCGATTTACAGATCCCATATCATCATGAGCATGCAGTCAAGAACGTCATTAAATTGGCAAGACGTGAGAAGTTTGATGAGGTTTTATGTGTTGGCGATGAGATCGATTTTCAAACAATTAGCAAGTGGGCCGAAGGCACACCTTTGGCTTACAGTCAGACTCTTAACGAAGATCGTGCAGCTTGTCAAGACATATTATGGGATCTTACCGAGTACAGCAAGAAGGCTAGTGTTATCCGCAGTAATCATACTGATCGCCTTTATAGCACTCTCTTAAAAGCACCGGGTCTTATAGGTTTACCAGAGCTGCAATATCCTAAGTTTATGGACTTTGCAAGTATGGGCATTGATTACTACAAGACAGCCTATGAGTTCCACCCTGGCTGGGTATTAGCACATGGCGATGAGGGCAGCATGAGCCAGCATGCAGGTATTACAGCCCTTAACCTTGCTAAAAAATGGGGCAAATCGGTCATAGCAGGACATAGCCATAGACTGGGCATGAGTGCTTATACAGAAGCCATAGGAAGCCATTACAGGCCTTTATATGGTGTTGAGGTAGGTAATCTTATGGATAGAAAAAAAGCCTCTTATATCCGCTATGGAAGCGCTAATTGGCAGATGGGTATTGCTATACTAGAAGCCGTAGGAAAGACGCTAACACCCACGTTAGTGCCTATCTCAAAGGATGGCTCATTTACAGCTTTAGGGCGGTATTACGGGTAACATCGTTACCTAATCGTTATACAAACTACGCCTTAAATAATCCACAAAGTCATACACACATGCGACACTATTGCTATGCCACAAATTGTGGTATGGAAAGTAGGGCTACATGATTGCAACAACAGCACCATGGATAGTGCTTTATAGCGTCCTCGGTTATTTTATTGCTTGGGGCGTTTACGAAACAATTAAAGATAATGCATTTCAGTCAGGTTATTGGAAAGGCCGTAAAGACGGCTTCGACATGCATCGCAGGATGACAGATAGCAAAACTAATGCCGACAACAACTGAGGCGTTTTTTGCAACCGCAACTAAGCTTATACACGAGCGCGGCACAGTTTACGGACATCCGCTTCACAACATGGAGCGGATTTCAAAGCTTGTCAGTTCGTATATTGATTACCCACTCATGCCACACGACATATGTATTATCAATATCTTACAGAAGATCAGTCGTCTGCAAGAATCACCTGGTCACCTCGACAGTCTTATCGACATTGCTGCATACACCGCACTTTACAAAACGGTCTACGATGCAGAAATTGACAACTCAGACGATTGGAAAGACTAATGGCATTTAACTTAGCAGATTATGAAACAGTCGAGAGCCGACTAGAAAAATGGTGGAAGGATTATCCAGATGGAAGAGTGGCAACAAAACTTGAACAGGCCTCAGACACTAGATACATTGTTAGTGCTGAATTATTTAAAACGGAAGCCGATGCGAAACCGTGTGCGACTGGACTTGCTAGTGAGAGCATTTCTGATCGCGGTGTTAATTCAACTTCTGCACTGGAAAACTGTGAGACTTCAGCGATCGGCCGTGCGCTTGCAAACGCGGGTTACGCAGCTAAGGGCAAGCGCGCTAGCAGAGAAGAAATGACTAAAGTAGTTCAGTCAGAAACGTGGTCTGTAGATCGCACAGATCCTTTGCCTATCAGTAATGAGGACTGGGTTAAAGCTGCAACCGTGACACCACCGAAAGCACCACCAGCATGCTGTGCTAAAGGTAATAACTTAGTAACAGGGGTATCGAAGACCAACGGGAAACCGTACTACGGGTACTTGTGTTTAGATCGTATTAAAGAGCATGCTATATGGGCTAAGCAAGATGCCAACGGTAATTGGTTCTTTCCACAAGGAAAGGAGGAATAGTGGGTTTTATTGAGATTAGGAACGGTTCAGGCTTTACATTACGAATGGAAAACGATAAAGAAAGCCTAAACCTAAGCACCGATAGATGTGTATCGTGTAATGATGACAGGTTATTACATGATGGACAGTATTTGGTATGTACTCAGTGTCATTGCAGACAATAAGGAAGGGGATTTTATCACATGCATGCACAATTTAAATGTAATGGATGCAAGCGTAATACCGAGTTCTTATGGCTTGAGCAGTTAGATACGCCTGAGGGATTTAAGGCTTATCAGTGCATGGATTGTGGCTGTGTTGGCGTCAAGAATATAGCTGAGGCTTTGCATATTCCAGATAGCGATTTAGATAGGTGCAAGCAGTGTGGTGGCTGGCAATTCTTAAACAGCGGTTGCCACACTTGTGCATTATTAGGGGCTAAATAATGCCTACCTATGAATACAGCTGTGCCGAATGTGGCACCTATGGGTCTACTAGCAGCTCTTATGCAGATAATCTACCTATTATGGAATGCCCTAAATGCATGACAATTATGAAGCGTTTGTACTCAGCACCTGGCATTGTGTTCAAGGGTAATGGGTGGGGTAGTAAGCCATGAGTGATGGTGGCTATGTTGAGACTTGGTTAGACACCGATGATTTACGCATCATGACTTGCCGTCTGACCTGCGGTTATGTTAATTGATTTGACAGGGCATGCTACCCTAAAGAAGCGTTCGATCTTAAATCGAAAAGCTGAGTCGCCAACGGCTAGACTCGGAAGGCGCA